GGCGGTCAGTTGGCTTGGGCCCGAGAAGCCCTGTATGCGGACAACCCAGAGTTCGTGTATCCCGAACGTCCTGAAGGAATACTCCTTCAGGAGTTCGAGGATATGACCTCCGGACTCAAGGTTGTTGCCAAGGCACTGGCTGACGTCAACTCTCCCGACTTCAGGCTGCGTTCTGCAGTAACTGTTGTCGAAGAGAGGGGACTGAAAGCCCGGATTGTCACCAAGTCACAGGCAAGTGTTCTAGTATTAGGACATCTTGCCCGGCAGAGGCTCATTCGGATACTCAAGAGAGTACCCGAATGCCGAGGAGTCCTTGAGGGACTCTCGGATGAGGAACTGATCGCTCCTCTTGGCCAATGCTCTGGTGAGGTGATCTCTAGCGACCTTAGGGCCGCTTCGGATCTCCTCCCCAGGGACCTGGTGAGATCCCTCTGCGACGGACTGATCGACACGGGTCGACTGTCCGAAGCAGAGGTGCTTGGCCTCCGACTATGTACGTCTGATCACGAGCTCAGTTACGAGAATAGCAGCGAGGCTGTTAATCAAGTAAACGGGATCTTGATGGGACTACCTACCACCTGGATCCTCTTGTCACTTGTCCACCTTTATTGGTGGAGAAGCGCCAGGAGGGCCATACTCCCAACCCAGTCCGGGACTCTGGAACGTGCGTTGATCTGCGGGGATGATCTCCTCGCAGTAGCACGCCCAGCAGTCCTGGACCGGTACGAGAGTAACATGCGTGCATGTGGTGGAGCGCTTTCCGCTGGAAAGCACTGTCGGAGCAAATACAGGGGCGTCTTCCTGGAGAAACTCATAGAGTTCGATAGCGAAGAACGCCGCGACTATGTCGTGACGCGCCCACAGATCAACCGACTGCGGTCGAGGTCTGTGGTAGCTATCGGAGCTGTCCGGTCATCATTCCGACATCGGGTCACCCCTCGACTGGTACCAATGGTACCTATCAAGGGGTTCTTCGATGACGGGGTCTCGCAGCCTATGCGTAAATCCCCGTCTGCTCTCCCCGATTGGGCAGTAGCAGGCGAGGTCGCAGAGTCTTTGAGACTTGATGGCCATAGCCCGAATCTCATTCATGTGTTAGTCAATGTCGCCTTTCCAAGGGCGGCAAAGCAGCTCAGAGCCCATCGGATCCCGCCCTACCTCCCCAGATTTCTGGGAGGAGGGGGACTGGTTCCGAAGGGTGGGGAGGAGACTCGACTCTCCCGGCTTGCCTCTAGGGGCTTCCGGAAAGCGTTGAGTTCTCTTCTCACCGATGAGTCCCTTGATCGGGACCCACAGGTTCTGGGCCGCATTTGGCTGAACACGAGAGAGAGATACGTCTCTTGGGTTTCTGATGAGATAGATGGATTCCTCAAGGTGATTAATCACCACCTCGGGGAGTCCCCTCCTGAGGATGGACAGGAATGGTTTGACTGTGGCACCGATTTTCTCGAGCGGGCAACCGCTAGATTGAATCAACGCACACAGCTGGCCTTTCCCGTCCCACCTCAGGAAGTTCGCCTATCGCTCGTAGCTAAGCAACTTTCCCGGAGGGTTAACACCCTCTGTGGGAAGTGGCAAAGCGCAGAGCCTTGGGCGAAGTCTATCTCAGCCACACGCGAGCGTTACGCTGAACTAGTTCAGCGCGCTCGCGTGTGGCTCCCACGTACCGAAGATCCGACCAGACCGGGAACATTTGGAACCCCGTTCTGGTCAGATCCCCACGCC